TTCCCAAACGCTTGGCCACCTGACTGCGGCGTTGGTATTCGTGCCAGTAGTCCACGATGGTCTCCTCCTCGGCTTGCTTGCGCAGGCGCTCGTGCTTCTCGTAGTTGGCTTGGGCGGCCATCTCGTTGCGCAGGGTGCGCAGCTTGGCGAGTTCTGTCTCGCGGATGTGGGTGTGTTTGAGCATGGTTGCTCTCCTTTTTTCGATAATGTAGCCCAAAACGGCGGGCTACAGGCCGTGGTGAGACAGTTTGTCCCACCAAAAATAGCGTAAGTGCTTGATTCATAAGGCGAAAATAAAACTGGCAGACAGCAAACACATTTACCAGCGTTCTGCCAAGGTGCAAAGCCACGCCAGCATTGGGCTGGCGCACATATGCGGCAAGTATCCTGTCAAAAACAACTAACACCTAGGAGGATGGGTACACATCTGCGCATATAAAGTTGCCAAGTTATATGTAGGAATGTGTACACACTCTCCTTTTGAAATTGTTTTAGATATAGATAGATGGATGGTATTTCGCCAAACCCACGCAGGACGTGGGCTGCGCGCTGGCAAGGCGCTGGCAAATGCGTTTGAAGGCTGCCAATCGTATTTTTTGACCATTTGGTAAGAATCTGTACTGGTCAGTCACATTTTGAACCGCAGCCTCTGCCTCCAGCCTCGCTAGTCGCCCAATTGAACAGGTCGTATGCGTCTCGGTATTCGAGGACGCGCTTCTCGGGAAGCTCGTAGCAGGCTGCGCCCTCTCTGAGGCGCATCCGCGCAGCTTCACGCTTGGTCTTGGCGATGATGGAGTAGCACTCGGCTTGGTCGATGCTGGCGCAATACCAGTAGATTAGTTTTCGCATGGGATTCTCCTAGTTAGACATGAAACGAAACAGCGGCCAGACCTGACGCCTGAGCCGCTGAGAAAACAAGTGGGACACGTGTCCCACTTACACGGACGCCTTGACTGCGGCGATGGTTGCGTTGAGCGTCTTGGCATCCAAGCCTTTGAGCAGCGCAGCCACTTGCTTGACGAGCGCCTTGTCCACGGCGACCTTCTTGCTGTCAGCCTTGCCCATGATGGCCGCGATGATGCGGTTCGCCCGCTTCTTGGATGTGCCCGCAGTCGAGGCCCATTGGCCATCGGTGAACTCGCCACGCTTGGCCACGTAAGCGCACACGTAAGCCTTGATGGTCTCTCTGTCTGAATCGCCGAACAACCCTTGCAGTTCGAGCACCAACGCATTGAAGCGAGCCTTGGCATCATCGAGCTTGCCGAGCGAGCCTGCGGCTGCACGGATGGCGGTTGCGATAGCGGTTTCGTTGAGCTTTTTCATTTGGATTCTCCTTGAGGTGGGACACGTGTCCCGGTTGATGTCCCGCAGTGAGAGGCTTCCCACCGCATCGACAACTTAATTTTACTCGAAGGGGGTTTTTTGGCCTCGTTTTGTGGTATAAGGCGACCCCCACCATACCCCCATCCCCCCTTTTTGACGTGGCCAAGCTATGCCGCCCAAAACACTGTTTTGCAGGCGCAAATCAAAATTACAAAATCCCCAAACCACCTTGTAGCCTATAAGCTACAGAACACCCCCCCCCATTGAAATCAAAACGCCTGACGTAAAAATTTCCAGCAAAATTCAAAAAATCTTCTGTCAAACGCTAGACACCCACAAAGAAAAAAACCCCCGGGTATGACGCCGGGGGTTAGAACTAGGGTTTGCCTAGAAAGGAGAAGCAAATGCGCAACTGCTTGCACAATCACCGAAACCGAGTATATACTCCGCCCAACGAGGCTGCAAGGGCTTACGCATGTTTGACCATCTTATTGAGTTTGAGCCGGAGGTTTTTTACAACACTCCGAGCACTGTACTGGATACCGACGAGGTAGCGCCAGCCGCTGCGCTTGACGCAAAAATCCGAACCAAAGACTGGTTGGCCGAGCTGGGCGCGGTCGACTCCGACGCTATCGCCACAGAGTTAGACACCCAAGCAGCCCGCGAAACTTTCGCCAACCTAGTCACTTCCTCCCCCGACGCAGCCTCCCACGCTGCTATTGCCCAGATCAAAACGCCAGAAGCCGTACGCCACATTGTGGGTATGCTGACCGCGTACGACTGGGAATTTGTACAGCAGGCCAAGGAGCTTCGCGGCTACGCCGTAGCCAAGCTGGTCGAGGAAACTACCAACCCCAGCGCCAACATCCGACTCAAAGCGCTTGGCCTGCTGGGCAAGGTGACCGAGGTCGGGCTGTTTACCGACAAGATCGAGATCAAGAAAGACGAGCTGACGGACACCGAGCTAGACCAGCGCATCAAGGACAAGCTCTCCAAGTTCATGGGCGTGGTCGACATATTAGAAGTCACCGACGCAGATCCCATCCCAGCCCCAACGCCAGACACTGATGAAACCTGACCAGTTTTCCATGCTGAGCAAGGCCGAGTTGGCAGCCCTCTTGAAGGCGCTGCCCACCATGTCGGTCAAAGACAAGATGGAGCTGTTCGACGATCTGGAGGTGCGCGAGCGCCGGGCGTCCCTGCTGGCGGCCAAAAACAACATGTTGGGATTTGCCACAGCCGTCTACCCGGGGTTCAAGATTGGCCCCCACCACAGGAAGCTGGCCAAGATATTTACCGACGTGATCGAGGGCAAGAAGAAGCGGGTCATCATCAACATTGCGCCGCGTATGGGCAAGTCCGAGTTCTCGTCCTACCTGTTCCCAGCCTACTTCCTAGGTAAATACCCTGATAAGAAAATTATCATGGGAACGCACACGGCAGGCCTGTCCGAAGACTTTGGCCGCAGAATTCGAAACCTGCTTGACACGGAGGAGTACCATGAGATCTTCCCAGACACCAATGTGGCGTCAGACCAAAAAGCTGCTGGCAAGTGGTCTACATCTGCTGGGGGGCAGTATTACGCTGCTGGTGTGGGTGGCGCTCTTGCCGGTCGTGGTGCTGATCTTTTTGTTATTGACGATCCTCACTCCGAGCAAGATGTAAAGGCCAATAGCCGACTGGCGTTCGATACCGCGTGGTCGTGGTTCCAAACTGGCCCGTTGCAGCGCCTGATGCCGGGCGGGGCGATCATAGTCATCATGACGCGCTGGGGCAAACTTGACCTGACCGGGCGGCTGATTGACTACCAGACCAAAAACCCCAATGCGGTGCCGTGGGAGATTGTGGAGCTTCCGGCTATCCTGTACGAAGACACCGAGGACGAGAAATCCCTCTGGCCAGAGCAGTGGCCGCTCGAGCAGTTGAAAGCCACCAAGGCCAGCATCGACCCGCAGTATTGGAACGCCCAGTACATGCAGCAGCCGACAAGCAACTCGGCAGCCATCATCAGTCGCAAGCTCTGGCGCGTTTGGGAGAAGGAAGAGCCCCCAATATGTGACTACATTATCCAGTCGTGGGACACCGCGTTTGAAGCCAAGACCCGGGCGGACTATTCCGCCTGCACAACATGGGGTGTGTTTTACAACGAGGAAGAGCGCGACGAGGCGCAGATCATCCTGCTGGACGCATTTAAAGACCGGATGGAGTTCCCAGAACTTAAAGCCGCAGCGCTTAAACATTGGAAAGAGTGGGAGCCTGATGCGTTCATCGTGGAGAAAAAAGCCGCTGGTGCGCCACTGATCCAAGAACTGCGGGCCATGGGCATACCGGTGCAGGAGTTCAGCCCCAGCCGGGGCAACGACAAGATCGTACGTGTCAACGCAATTGCAGATTTGTTCACTTCGGGTAAAGTCTGGGCACCGGACACGCGCTGGGCGCGAGATGTAATTGAAGAGGTTGCGTCTTTTCCCAACGGTGATAATGACGACTTTGTAGATACCACCAGCCAAGCCTTGATGCGGTTTCGCCAAGGCGGATTTATTTCGCTGGACAGTGACGAAAAAGACGAACCCAAATACTTTCGCCGCCGATCGGCTGCATATTACTAAGGACAGAACATGGCCACCAATGTTGACAAAGCGCTGTACCAGCAACCCGCTGGGATTGACGCCCTAGGCGCGGAAGAAGCTCCGCTGGAGATCGAGATCGTTGACCCCGAGGAGGTCAACATTGGCATTGACGGAATGCAAATCAGCCTTAAGCCCGAAGAAGATGGTGAAGAGGACTTCGGGGCCAACCTTGCCGAGGAAATGGACGAAGGTACCTTGAACTCCATGGCCGGGGATCTAGCCGCAGATATTGACAATGACAAGGCCTCCCGCAAGGACTGGGAGAAAGCCTATGTCGAAGGTTTAAAGCTACTGGGCCTCCAGATAGAAGAGCGCACAGAACCGTGGGACGGAGCCAGTGGTGTGTTCCACCCCATGATTACCGAGGCAGTTGTCCGCTTCCAAGCTGAAACGATTACTGAAACGTTTCCGGCCCAAGGCCCAGTTAAGACCAAGATCATTGGCAAGGACACGCCCGAGGTCAAAGAAGCTGCCACTCGTGTTGAAGACGACATGAACTTCCAGCTCACCGAGAAGATGGTGGAGTTCCGGCCAGAGCACGAGCGCATGTTGTGGAGCCTTCCGGCCACCGGCTCGGCGTTCAAAAAGGTGTACTACGATCCCAACTTGGGACGTCAGGTCTCCATATTTATTCCAGCCGAGGACATCCTGCTGCCCTACGGTGCGACTGACTTGGACACCTGCTACCGCCTGACGCACGTCATGCGCAAGACCAAGAACGAGATCCTCAAGCTACAACAAGCCGGGTTCTACCGCGACATCGACCTGCCTGAGCCGCCCAAGGAGCGCACGGACATCCAGAAGGCTAAGGACAAGGAGACCGGGTTCAACGACTTGAACGACGACCGGTTCACTTTATATGAGTGCCACGTTGACCTTGACTTGGAAGGCTACGAGGACGAGAACGAGGACGGCGAAGTCACGGGCATCATGCTGCCCTACGTAGTTACCCTAATAAAGGGAACAAACGACGTTTTGTCGATTCGTCGCAACTGGAAGGAAGACGACGACCTCAAACTCAAGCGCCAGCACTTTGTACACTACCAGTACATCCCCGGCTTTGGCGCGTATGGCTTTGGTCTGTTCCACCTGATCGGTGGTTACGCTAAGTCGGCTACCTCCCTTATGCGCCAGCTCGTGGACGCGGGCACGCTGTCCAACCTGCCGGGCGGTCTGAAATCCCGTGGGATGCGTATCAAGGGAGATGACACCCCGATCGCCCCGGGCGAGTGGCGCGATGTGGACATTGGCTCGGGCGCGCTGCGAGACAACATCCTCCCCCTCCCCTATAAAGAACCAAGCCAAGTTCTGATGGCCCTGATGGGCCAGATCGTGGAGGAGGGCCGCAGGTTCGCTTCTACGGCAGACATGAAGGTGTCGGACATGTCCGCACAGGCTCCGGTGGGCACCACCCTTGCGCTGCTGGAGCGCCAGCTCAAAGTCATGACGGCTGTGCAGGCCCGTGTGCACTTTGCCCTGAAGCAGGAGCTAAAGCTCCTAAAGAACATCATCCGTGACTACACCGACCCGGACTACAGCTATGAGCCCGAGTACGGCGATCGCAAGGCCAAGCAGGGCGACTATGACTTGGTGGACTTGATCCCCGTCTCCGACCCCAACGCCGCCACCCTGAGCCAACGCGTCATCCAGTACCAAGCGGTCATCCAGATGGCCCAAATGGCCCCGGACATCTACGACCTGCCGCAGTTGCACCGTGGGATGCTGGAGATTCTTGGCATCAAGAACGCCGAGAAGCTGGTGCCGATTGAGGAGGACATGAAGCCCAAAGACCCCGTGTCGGAGAATCAGGCCGCGCTCAAGGGCGAGCCGATGAAGGCGTTCCTGTTCCAAAACCACGACGCGCACATCCAAGTGCACATGATGATGCTGCAAGAC